TCCTAATAATCGGTTTCCTAGAAACCTTATAACCATTTTCTATTAGGTATTTGATTTGATCTGGTTCTGGTAATTGGAATGAATGGATATAGTCTAAGATATTACCATTCTCTACATGACCAGCTCCCCATAATCTTACAATACGCATTAAATCTAATAGGCTTGTTGGTCCTAATAGCATTAGTTTATTTTTTGTCATAGGAATATCTAATACGTTATTAGATTCTTTGGCTATCCATTCAATTGGTTTTCCAGATTCAATCCATTGTAATCCAATTGGAGCTGTATTAAAACCTAGATTATAGAATAAAATGGAATTGTAACCAAAATCACTCAATGGTTCAAAACCATTTATATCATCTCCTTGTTCACGATGTAAGAGACGAGAATAAGAGGATACCCGTACTGGGTATCCTCCTAAATTAATTGTAATAAATTCATTCATAACTTGCACTGCCCTTCAAATTCTAATCTTTTTTATCTATACTTACAGCATCTACTATTAACTCAGGCATATACCCAACATCTAATGCATTAATATTACCATAAATCAAATACTCATCAGTTTCAGTTACTACAGACCATCTAGTTATACTAGTTGATTTAGTAAAGTCTGAAATGTATAAAGTATTATCACTTAATAATACAGCCGCTCTTTTATCAAGAGTCATAGGAGTTCTTCCGCTGATATTAGGAATCATTCCAGAGAAGAATCCTGTTAATGCTTTTAATGTATCATATTTTACCATTGTTCTAAATGATGCTTCTTTTGGATAATTGATAAAGGTATCTTGTAATTTATCCTCAATATCCGTTACAATTTTATAATTATAACTTCTGATTTTAAATAATGGAATATATACTGGACCAAAATCATCTTCTGTAGGATCACATGTTTTTAATAGAACAACATGAGTAAAGTTAGTATCATCTGATAGATCTTTGATACTATTTTCAATAGTTGATGTCAAAGGAATATGACTTACCCTAGCCAAATACAATTCTAAATTATCAAAAGCCTCTTGATCTGGAACATCGATGATTCTCATACCATCAGTATCATTATATCCTCTTAATATAATTCTAGCAATCGCATTTTTTAATTCATATCGATGCTCTTGTAAAACAGATGCAACTGCATCTAAATATTCATTGCTGATATTATTAGATAACTTACCGATAGTCATTTTATCATACTCGTTCAACTTAAATAGAGGTCTTCTATCAAATCCTTTGAATTCTGGATTGGTCAAATCGATATCATCACTGAAATATTCATTTTCATCAACAGCGATAAAGTCATGAATTCTATTTTGTTCTAATTTAGTTAGTTCTTTGAAAGAATTAGATAATACATCATATTCTAATCTCTTATATAATCTAGATAAAACAAAATTCTTATAACCTCTATCACATGGGAAATCCCAACTGCCTTCAATTTGATTTACTAAGAAGGATCGAATATACATTTTTTCTCCAATATGTAATTTAATATCATCTTCATAATCAGAGAAGCTTTCTATTTTATATTCTTCATTAGAAAGCATTTTACCAAATTTAGAATATCCAATCATTTCTGGTTTTATATCATCATGAACAAATGCCCAAGGTTCATCTTCACTAACGATACGATCACTACAAGTATCAAAGAAAATATCTCCTAAACTTCCTACCACTACCTGATCAGATGGTCCATAATTCATAAAGATAATTGGAGTCAAATAAGGTAATTTATTTGCAACGATTAGATGATAATCATTGTATTTAATACGACTTTCATCTTCATTATATCTAAAATCTAAATATGTAAGAAGTTCAGATCCTAGAAGCTTAAATCCTTTTTCTAAAGAATTCATAATAGCAGGAACTTTTTCATTTCTTTTATCTTTTGGATCTAATAGTGGTCTGATATAAATCTTTCTACCATCTTCAGATTCGTAGATACATTTATCTTCTACAGAACTTGCAAAGATTGTAAAATGTTGAGATGGAATAATTCTATTATCTCCACTTTTTGTTCTTCGATATAAAGTCTTTCTTGAATATTCAGGAATGATAAATCCAGATACTTCTCCTGAATGGCCTACCATTTCTTTAAAACTTACTTGTGTTTGGATCATTTTCGCTACCTCCAAAATAAAAAATATTAACGTATAAATTCAATCACATATATTTGAAGTATGTCCTTCATAATTATAGTATATAATTATACAAAAATTTGTAGAGAGGGGTTATCCCTCTCTACCTTATTCTATTCTAAATGCTAAATCTTTATATTCCAATGCAATATATGTATGAGTAGTAGCACTATCATGTACTTTTTTAAATACTAATCTCATATTATATTTATTTCTAAGTATATTCAACACTTCTGTTTCTGACTCAGATTCTGTTACTAAACACTTAATAGAATCTAATGCTATTTTAACCTCAGCTTCAAGTTTAGAATTATACGCATTGATAATCTTCTTAGCTATAATTCCTGCCATAACTTCTGCTTCTATTCCTATAAGCATTATGACCTCCTAAAATTGAAGGATATTTGTATGAGTTACATTCTTACTATCCATCTTACTAATACCAAGCTCTTCTAATGGGAAGTTTCTTAGATTTGATTGAATGATATCCGTATAATTAATGAATGGAATTATCCAGTCAGGGATATCGATATTGGATGGGATAGCTATAGATGTAATACCGGCTTTATAGTTTGGATCTTTTAATAGTTCATTAGCCCTCATACAATGTTCTGGATGAGATTTTGCTATCTCATTAATATTCTTAGTAGTAAGATTAGTCTTAATAATAAGAACACTATTACGTTCTTCTAGATTAATACCTTCTTCGGATCTATCTTTGATAGTATTATAAGCATAAGCGGCTTTAATACCTTGAACAGCCATTGGATTTTTATAGAAGTTCATAGATTTGATACGAGCAGGTTTGTGGAAGTCTTTACTTTTATTTTTTAGAGATTCATAAATTTCTCTTTCCAATACAGTAAATTTCTTAACCAAATCTATTTGATCTATGAATGAGTTTCTTAATACATCATACTCTAGAATTTGCTCTAGTCTCTTAGCCGTAGATTCTGGGGTACCAACTTTACTCATTGGCATACCTTTGATATCCATTTGTTTATCTTCTGGAATTAGATTTCCTTCTTGAACTAATTGAAGAGTGGAGTAATTCTTTTTACCCTTTGTAAGTAATAGAGATTTGAATAAGAATTCATTCTTCATGATGAGCAAACAATCCCTATCTTCGGCATATGTGTTATAGTTTTCACTAAATAGAATCATATAGTCTAAGATAAGCTGACTTACTACATAAGACATGATATCTACAATACTATACCTTAGAGAGTCTTCTTCAATAACAACTAATGGATATTTCTTCCTCTTAGCCTCTACTAACTTACTATCATAGAAGTCATATTCATATTTAGGCTCATTACCTCTGTATTGCATGATAAGCTTATCAGACTCTTCATCTATTTGAGCTTGAGTATATTTGATCTTCATAGGAATACCAATTGTATATTTCAATACAAATTGATACCATTCATCTAGAGATATAATACAAGAATCTGTATCTGTAATCAATACAATATCACGTTGCATTTCATATACTCTAGGAAGTTTATCTATAAACATATGGCGGTAATAGATATATTCAAAGACTAAATCTTTAAATAGTTTAAGCTCATAATCAATAGTTTCTGGAACTTTGTTTGGATCTAGATATGGTTCTTCCATCTTAGTAAGCATTTGAAGAATTAGATTGATAACTCTTCTATTCTCACAGAATTTATATAAGTTATTCTTATAATAAACTATGTTGATGCATCTTTGATCTAGATTACAGATAGTATTCCAAATAGCTTCTCTTGCTTCTTGAGATGGAATCCAATTTTTAGTACCACAAATATCCATAATACGAAGATAACATTCTTCCACTGTGATATTTCTATCCAATACATCCCAATCATTGAACTTAGAGAATCGTTCTTCTTTCTGGTCATTTACAATATTATCAATATACTGCAATACTTCTGTAAGAGATTCAAATCTCATATTATTACCTAGAAGACCTTCGAACATTGTAATTGATGCGGAAATACAACCACGACCTTGACCAGTTATCGCGGTACACAGATAAAGGTTATAGAAAATACTACTATACTGACCGGCACAACCATACAATGCATTTGCAGATACTTTATAATTCAACTGTTTAAGATTCCATGCATTAAACTGCTCAGATCCTTTAGGATATTTCTTCATTTCCTTTTTAGCTTCATCACGTTTATCTGCTAGATACTGAATTAAATTGTAGAATGGATTCTTTACAGAACCATGTTTACCAAACAATACACCCTCTGTTGTCATGATTGCCTTCTTATTAAGAAGATCATTTGCTAGTTTAATGAAATCCATATTAACTTCAGTCTTTGTGTAGTTATTATGCAATCTAGCAGTACCAGCTTTATATCTTTTATTGATACTATAATCAATAGCATCTAGTATTTCCATTCTAGATAGTTTAGGACATACACGTTCCATCACATAAAGCATTGTCTCTTTATATTTTTGAATTGTTATACCTTTCGGCATATCAATATTATTTTGCATTTAGTTTCCTCCTCTATATATTTATTGCCTATTAAGGTGTTTAAATCCTACTACATTTTAATAGTATATAACTAGATAAGTGTTTATGCATTTGATATGAGGAACATATTGGTAAACTCCTTGTGCGAGCACATATATCGCACACATTTAGAGTTATAACTCAACTTTTATTAACAATTTACTATCCTAGGAGGTAAAAGAATTATGTTATTTGACAAAAACGAAGGATTCGTAGTTAATGAATCCCATGAACCTGTAGTTGAATCTCATGGTGCTGGTATTGTTGATCAAGACGCTTTGTTGGAAAACATGTTGATCGATCAAATGAACCGTATGACTGACGAAGAATTTAGTGCTTACACTGAATCCGCTGATTTCCAAAACTTGGTAGAAGCTGGTGTATTGGGTCGTCGTTCCGTAGTTAAAATGACTCGTAAAGATGATTTGAACCGTCGTATTCACTTGGCATCCATTCAAATGGCTCGTGAACAAGGTGATGCTGATTGGGAAGCACTTCGTAAAAACCGTGTTAATGAACGCCGTTTGTTGAAAAAGATCTACACTAAATATGCTAACCGCGTACGTCGTGATGCAATGCAATCTCAAAAACGTCTTATCAAATTAACTCCAGACGCTTTCAACTTCAACAAAATTGGTCGCTAATACCTAAATATTGACCACCTCTTAAATCTAAAAATATCTACACAATAAGACTACGGATTAATTTCCGTAGTCTACCTTTTTGTGTCAATCTGTATTTTAAATATACACTATAAAAGTGGTAGTAGATTTATACAATCACGTTTACAACCTTATAAGGTTAAAAGTGATTAATTTAAGGAGGACAAAATGCAAGAAATGCAATCCGTTAGTAACTTCACTAATTATTACATTTATGCGGAATTAGTGAAAAAAGGGAAACTAAAAATTGATACTCGTGCCATAACGAGAGATAATTGGAATCATCATTTTCAAGGAATATTAAATATTTTAAGAGATGGTATTGAAATGCCAGCAGTACAAGGTTTGTTTATAGAACCTTTCTTTGAAGGAAATCAAAGTCTATCGGTTGAACTTAATATCATGGATTATTTATTGAATCTCATGATGTGGTTCCCGATAGTATATATAGAACAAACTATCAAACCAGAGCACTTATTTTTTGAGAAATTCACTACTGCCGATGCTATCAAAGCATATATCGATAAGAATATAATCGATCCGAATAAGATCTCTATTGAAAATAAGTTGCTTAATAATGCTATTGCTGATACAGTATATCATTTCTCTTATATTGATGAATTTGCTTTATTCTTAGCAAACACTTTAAACTTAGAAGATGACATTGATATCATGCAAAAGAGTGAAGATTACTTTAATCTACTACATGCCGATCTTAGCAATGTTCCTATTGGTGAAGTAAAAGATAAAGGTATGGAATTGGTTCATGATGCTATAGATAATTATATCATGAAATCTAATGAGATCGTTGGTTATGACCATTGTCTTAAATATGCTTTCGGTGCTCAAGAGGGTATTAATATTAGACAGTATAAAGAAAACAATATTAATATCGGTACCAAACCAGATGGGCAAGGTTCTATCTATCATGATATTATCAATAGCTCTTATATCAATGGCGGTTTGAATAATCTTGTTGCGCAATATATTGATAATGGTGCATCTCGTGTAGCACAAATCATCTCCAAAAAGAACGTTGGTGAATCTGGTGGTTTCTCCCGTATTCTAGGTTTGAATAATATGGATACCCATATTCATCCAGATAAGAACTATGACTGTGGCACAAAGAACTTTGTTCATATTACAGTTAAGGATAAGAAACATCTTTCAATGCTTGATGATAGATATTTCCGCTTTGAAAGATATGGTCTTGAATTTAAGATCAAGAGAACCGATTATGGTTTAATAGGACAAAAGATTTGGTTAAGAAGTCCTATTACTTGTAAATCTCATGCAGAAGGACATGGTGTATGCTATAAGTGTTATGGTGATCTAGGTCATACAAACAAAGATATTTCTATTGGTCGTATTGCTACAGAATTGATCACTTCCCAATATACTCAAAAACGTTTATCTGCTAAACATTTGCTAGAAACTGTTATCAAGATTATCAAATGGGTTCCTCAATTTAATGACTTCTTTGAAGTTGCAAATGTAAATGAAATTTCTCTTAAAGAAGATATCTTTAAGAATAAACAAATGTCTGGTTGGAAGCTTAGAATCAAGACACAAGATATTCAATTAGAAAACGATGATGAATTCTTCAAACATAGATCCTTCTCTGATGATATGCATGCATCTGAAGATGATGGTCCATTCGTAGATCAATTTATCAATAGCTTTGAAATTATTACTCCAGATGATGAAGTATATACAAAGATAACAGCTGTAGGAGAAGATGGAAATCCTATTGATGAGAAATTGTATATTTCTAATAAATTAGCTGCTATGATTTCTAAAGCTATTGAAGATGAAGATATCGTCATTGATAATATCGATGTAGATATTCCATTGAATGAATTACAGGATATTGAATTATTCTTATTGAAAATCCAAAATAATGACTTGGGTAAATCTCTTGATATCTTTACAGATACAATTAATAAGAAAGCTGTTACTAAATCTTATGATAAAGATACAATTGTAGAAGCATTACAAGATGCAGCTATCCAAGGTGGTGTAAAATGTCAATCTATCCATCTAGAAACAATAATGGCCTCTCAGATTTGTGCGGACACGAGCAGATTAGAGATGCCTGATTGGTCAAATCCCGACGCTAAGTATGAGATCTTAACCCTCAATGAGGCCTTGACGGATAATAAGTCTGTAATCGTATCTTTGGATTATCAAAAGCTTGCTAAGGCATTATTCTATCCATTGAATAAGAAGAAAACAGCTCCTAGTATTCTTGATCCATTCTTTATGGATAAACCTAAGAAATTCCTTAATGCTCAACATGAAGTATGGGCAGAGGTTAATAAACCTAAGATCAAGAAAGGTGAATGTCCTATTGCATTCAATCATGATCATAAAGGTAAGAAAGCTCCTAGAGACATTAAAGCATTCTTAGCACCGTTTAGAAATGAACCTAAGACTGAATTAGACTAGAATATATAGTAAAATATCTGTGATACAGCAAATGCGGGGTAGGGATTAATTTCCCTACCCCATATTCTTTTTTGTAAAATTCGATTATTTCAGTTGTATACTATAATAGTGAATAGAGGATAAAGAAAGTGAGAATCTATTCAATCATTGTTTATACTATATTTAATTTAAGGAGGAATAACAATGAAATTCCAAATCACATTTACAGAAAAAGAGTCCATGGTATTAGCTAATTTGATGCATAAGTTTGACTTTGAAGGCAATATGCGAAAAGTTGACTTGGCTAAGAAGTACCGCGAAGGAAACTCCGCGGGACACTTCGAATATTCTGGATTGTGTAAAGATGGTGGCAAAACCACAATCGATTTCGAAAGTCATGAAAAATTGACATTGGCTGCGGCAAGCGTATACGAAAAATATTCATATACAATTAACGGAATCATATGCACAATTAAAGGCTTGGCTTTGAATATCAAATCTTTAATCAAGAATTTCAATATTGATTACAAGACTTCTTTAAATGATGCATTCAAGGAAATCGAGACTGAAGCGAAAGCTGAAAAAGCACGCAAGGAAGCAAAAGCTAAAGCAGAAGCTGACTTCAAACGTACGTTTGATCGCCTCAAACACATTGAAAAGACAGAAGATGATGACGACGAATTATATTAATATTAATCGTTAGAAGTCTTCAAAAAAAAATAAAGGTGGATCAATTCCTGGCGGTTAATATCCGCCTTTATTTTTTTTTGTTTTTGAAGGTATTTTTCTGGGTTATTAGGCATGAAAAGAACTCTAGTCAGATAACCTGACTAGAGTCTGAAGTGGTATTATTTTTTATAGGTTAATTTTTGAAAAGTATTAGAATTAATCGTAAGGTATTATAATGAAAAAGTTCTTCTGATCCACAAAAGTGTTGCCAATTGTGAATGGTCCCTCAGAGTAAGCAAGCAACTCTTTAAGGAGGTATTTTACTTTTAAGGAGAGTAATAGTTAAAAGTAACAAGTTAACAAAGGCTTATTATTTAAACAAAGGAAAGAATAATACCACCTCATCTAAATGTCAAGACAATTTCAGCTATAATTATATACTATAATTATGAAGTATTATATATTAATTTTAAGGAGGAAAAATAAAATGTTTGTATGTAATATTTTAGACTCTAGGAGGATATTAGATTGCAATGATCTATATCTAAATGCAGATCAAATGGTATATTATTTACAAAATCAGATGTTATCATTCGCTTTTAAAGCAGATAGTTTTAAAAGAGATGGAACATTGATCGATGAATATGACTTCATTGATACAATGGTAACCAAAGTAGCAAATTATCTAGGCCAAATTCTATTTGATGGGAGTTTTATTTATGGTCATATCATCTTTGATTCTATATCATTAGAAGAATCGGATGGAAGAGAACTTATTAAAAAAGTATTAAGCGAAGAATTCTTTGAGTTCTTTAAAACCCACTTCAAAAGATTTTATGATGTGCTTTATTCTAAGAAGTATTTCGTAAAAGGAGATTTTAAATTCTTAGAAAATCATATTAAATCCATTATAGTGTATTATTATGGTGAAGATATGAAAAGATTCTGGGAACCAAAGTTTGTAGTAGAATAATAAAAAGGGGTACAGGGAAAATGATTAGATTTAAATTAAAAGTAACGAATAAGAATAAGAATACTGTCGAAAGAATTCAGGATTATACATTTGAGCCAGAAATGTTTGTACAAGGATTGATCAAAGCTTTTGTTTTGTTAGATAAAAGATATTATTTTATTGAATATCAAAACTCTCCAAAGAATATGATGGTGGAGGTTGCTAAGGTTATAGCAAAGGTAATGAATAAGAAAGATGTATATGGATTTTATTTTACATCATCTACTGGAATGCATAGAAGTCATATTCTAAATGTAACATTCGCTAGAGGTGATGAAAATCTTGTATTAAAAGAAGCTTGTAAATACTACAACTTTAAACTTAAAGATTTTAAAGCTGTATATACATTCTGTAAACAAGCTATTATCCTAAAACAGGAATTAGGATTAAATGCAATGAATGTTGCTAGGGATACTAATGCAGAATGTGTAAAATTATATGGAAAGAAGTTGGAAAACATATGGTAGTATTAATGATAAAAAGTGAGTATACCGATCTAATGGTTCCTAATAATGTTGGGGTAGAAGACTTCTTTGATATGATACAACCAACCTTAAAAACTGCCTTTGAAACAGCCGAATTCAAATGTGAAATTAACAAAGATTCAGTTGGAATGAATAGGGGTAGAAGAGCTGATGAAGTATATTTCCAATTAGGGGTAACTCTACATGAGATACTTTATAACCAAAAGAGATTTACATTAAGCAGTGGTCAACCTGCGTATTGTGATGGTATAAGTAATATAGAAAGCAGCACAATAGTAGATTACGCAGCAAAGGAGTTTGTAAAACTAGATCCAGCTAAGTTAAAACTAGTTATGAGAATAACTCCAAAATTTGAAAGGAAATTTAAGAAAAAATGATCAATTTTTATCATAGTGAACGCAAAGAATTTTTAGCATTAAGTCCTAAGTCATTCTATGCGATGACTGAAGTATTGTTTAAAAAATGTCGTACTATGACAGATACATATTACAATAATGCTAAAGAGCTTAGCAAGATTTTATATAATAAAAGAATCGACTTCAAAAATGAAGATAAAGAGTTTGTGACGTTCTCTAAAATAATCTGTACTAGAGAAGATAAAATGGATCTTATAAAAATAATATCCAAAGATCTTGGATTGGATAGTCAAAAGCTATTATTATCTTTAGAGGTTCATCATAGAACTATGAAGGAAATAGAAAATGTTATAAAGACTCTTAGACCTTAACACAAAGAATAGAGAGCAGATCAATTCTGCTCTCTTTATTTTTTTATTTATAATCTCGGTTGTATACTATAAATATGAGAAATGAGACGATATAGTAATCTAATTTAAGGAGAAATATAATGAATAATGTAAATAGCAAAATAGAAATGCGTAAAACTACTACCATTATCCACAACTATGAACCTGGGGATAATGAGTTTATTGAACGCAAATTCTCAGTATACAATAAAGCATATCATAGATTAGAAGCTAAGGGTATGTATTATGATGCAGAAAAGAAAGATTTATATCTTCCTGCAGGTATAGAGCAGTATTATATAGAAAGATCTTTTGGTAGAGATATCTTCCATAAAGTAGGTCCTGATAAATATGCTAGGGTAAGTGGAGTAAAGTTAAAATACACTCCAAGAGATGAAAAGCAAAAAGAGGCTATTAAATTCTGTTTAGGCATGCCTCCATATGAAAGAAATGAAAGAGCAGCTCAGTTACAAGTAAATTTAAACACTGGTGTTGGTAAAACATATGTAGCCATAGTAACCTTTGCATATCTTTCTATGAGAACTATGATGATTACATCTTCATTAGATTGGATAGATCAATGGAGAGAAAAGATCAAAGAATACACTAATCTTAGAGATGATGAGATTTATACTATAGCAGGAGTTGGATCTATTGCTAAACTTATTAATGGTATGAAAGATGTATCTAAGATTAAATTCTTCTTATGCTCTCATAGCACTATTAAATCCTTTGCTAAGAAATACGGTTGGAATATGGTATCTGCTCTATTTAGAAGATTAGAGATTGGTGTTAAGATATATGATGAAGCACATTTATGGTTTGATAATATCTGTATGATTGACTTCTTTACAGATGTAGCAAAAACATATTATCTAACTGCCACTCCTATTCAATCTGATTTCTTTAATAATAGAATATACCAAACAGCTTTTAAAACTGTTCCATCTATTGACTTATTTGATGAAGATAAAGATCCTCATACTAGTTATATATCAATGCTATTCAACTCACATCCTAAAGCAACAGATATATCATCTTGTAGTAATATCTATGGATTTGATAGGGTCAAATATACTGAGTATCTTACATTCCAAGAAAACTATTATAAGATACTGAAGATACTAATGGTTATGATAGAACAAACAGTATCACCACAAGGCAAAGTTCTAATATATATTGGAACTAATTATGCTATCATGAGAACCTATTATTGGATAAAGTATTATTATCCTAATTTAAGTGTAGGGTTGTTCTCATCCTTAGTTCCAAAAGAAAGTAAGACTAAAGAGCTTGATAATAGAATTATACTTACTACCACAAAATCAGCTGGTGCTGCATTAGATATCCAAGGATTAGAAATGACTATCGTTCTTAATGAACCATTCAAATCTCAAGTATTAACAAAGCAAACCTTTGGTAGGACTAGAGCTCATAATACAAGATATGTAGATGTAGTAGACGTTGGCTTCTCTACTCTAAAACACTATTATGCTTCTAAGAAACCTCTATTTAAAAAGATTGCAACAGATTGTGTAGAAATACAATTATCAGATCATGATATCAATCAAAAGCTATTAGAGATTGAAAGAGAAGAAAAGAGAAGATTACAACTTATACAAGATAGACCTAATTTGAAACAAGTAGTTGAATTGACACAAAAAGATGGAGAAGGGAATTAATCCCTTCTCCAATCCTTTGTTTGTGCAGTAAATTGAAATTTTTCTACAAG